CGGTCGGCGTTGGGGCTGTGATGCACCCGCAGGTCCGCCCACTGCAGTTCGCCGTCGATGATGCCGCCGTGGCCGGTCAGTTCGATCAGGGCGGGCCGCAACTGCACCCACGCGGTGGTGCGGTCTTCGTCGGTGAACCGGTACAGCAGGTATCCCTGAACGTCGCGCGGAATCCCGATGTTGTCGTTGGCCGACCCGGGCAGCACGAACTTGCGGGTTACCTCATTCCATTCATATGCGCTGAACGTGGACTTCAGTTTGCCTTTGCGGAATTTCGTTCTGAAGTTGGGGTAGCCGAATGCGTCGTATTCCCGCACGTCGCCGCTCGGCTCCAGCGAGATGCCTTTCCCGTCGTCGATCAGGCCGACTTCCTCCCAGCCGAGGTCGTCGAGGTCTTCGGTCGACACCGTCGGGATCATCGTTTCGATGTCGTCCACGTCTGCTTTGAGCGCGAACCACACTTCGGCCTGGTCCGGGATGATTGTGGCGTCGGGGTTGACGGTCATTGTTTCCCTCCTTCAAGGGCGTTGAGATTGCCCTTGCGGGCCGTGAAACCACACCCGGGCCGGGTGGGCCGTTTTATTGGGTGCGGACCCTCGTGAGGACGGTGAACGACACGAGGTCGCCGCCGGTCTTGGAGTCGCGGGATTCGAGGAATCCCGCCCCGGGCAACTTGGCGGCCACACCGGGAATGCGTGCGCTGATGAGACGGGTGTGCGCGGCGTAGGCGTAACTGGTGTCCCGTCCCGACGTCCACGACGTGACCCGGATCGTCGGTGATGTCGCGGCGGGCCAGTTGTCCATCGGGCCACCGTCGTCGAACACCACCAGCACCGGGTCAGAACCCAGCGACCAGTCCGCGGGCAGTTCCAGGCGCACCGACAGTTCCGGGAACCGGGCGGCCAGGTCGGTTTTCAGCCAGTCCTTGACCAGCCGGGCCACGTCGACCGCTTCACGTGTCGTCGGCTGCGGCATCCTGGGCGCCCTTCTGCGGCGTCTTCTTCGGTGTCCGCTTTGCGCGGGACCGTTTGGTGCGGGGTCGGCGCTGCCGTTTCGGGTACGGCTTGACTTCGAGGCCGGCCGCTGCGGCGGCTTTGGTGAGCGCACCGTATTTGGCTTGCGTTTCCGCGGGCACCGTCACCGATGCACGGGCGCGGTCGGTGACCTTCGTCGTCACCACAGCGCCCTCGCCGGCGTTGGCGCCGATCTGCTGACCCAGCGCGGCGATCTCGTCGGCCACAAGCACTTTCAGCACCTCCGCACCACCTTCGATGTCAAGTTCGAACGACGTCACCCTTGCCCCCTCGTGCAGAGCACTTCGAGGCCGCCACGGCCGTCGCGGTCCCATTCGTTGACGATGATGCGGAACCGTTGCCCGCGCACCGTCAACTCGTCAGCGCTGCCCAGGTCCGCGCCGGGTGTGAAGTACACGGTGTAGGTGATGTCTTCGCCGTCACGGCCACGTTCGAGGCGTTCCGACCCGACGCCCGGGGCCACCGCTATCGCCGTCATCGTGGTGGGTGTGGATGTGATGAGTTGCCCGTTTTCGTCGCGGCCACCGCCGCGGTGCCGGGTCACTTCCTCGGTCACACCAACCACGCCGATCGGGCCAGTTTGTACTTGCCGAGGATCAGCTTGTCCGTCTTGGACCACCACACCCGGCCTGAGGAGTCGGCGAAACTCTGCGCGAACGGGCCTATCTGTTCGCTGGTCAACCCGACCGGCGGCGACGACACCGTCGCCGCGACCAACCCGGCAGCGACGGCGGCCACCTCGGCCGGCACCGAAGCGGTGGCGACGTAGTCGACTTCCACGAAACGGTTCCAGTCCAGTCCGTACACGGTGTTGCCGCGCAGCAGGTACACGTCGACGTCGGCGGCTTCGCCGGTGCACACGTCCAAACTGCGCACCGCCGTCACCGACTCCACTTCCGTGGACGGTAATTTTACCCGCCCATGACAGACGAACCGGCCCACCGTGTGCTCGCCGCCGGTGAACCTGCGGCCCGTATACGATTCGATCGCCGCTGACGCTGCGACGATCAGCGCCGCAGCACGGTCTTCTTCCGCGGTTGTGAGGGTGCGGCCGAGCAGCGTCGCCACCGCGTCGATATCAGTCAACTCCGACACCCGGCCGTCCCCCTTCTCTCAGTCCTGCCCCGCCGGTGGTTCCGACGGTGGTGGCTTCGACTTCGCTTTGGCCGCTTTCGGCGGTTTCGGCTCGTCGAACTTTGTCCATTCGCCCGAGGCGATCCGGTCGACGATGGTCTGCTCGTCACAGTTCGGGACGAATACCGCACCGCCGGGACCGACGAGGCGTTGCTTACCGCCCATGGTCAGGCGATGGTGTCAGCGGAGACGACAGCTTCCGGGCGGGTCACTTTCGCGCCGTACACGTGCAGACCCTTCACCATGTCGGCGAACCGCTTCTCCAGCCGGGCAGCTTCCACCGAGACGATCTGCTCCGCGAACGTCGCGGCACCCGAATAGCCGGCGAGCAGGTTCGTCCCCGCCCCGGCTCCCGGACCTGCCGGCAGGTTGTTCGACACGTAGATTTCCAGGCCCGCGGCCGATCCGATGCGGCCGTTCGCGCGGGTAGCGGCAGCCGCGTCGTCACCGGCGGAGATGAACCGGTCGTCCTTCAGCAGCCAGCCGTGGAATGCCGGGGTGACGACAGCCCAGCGGCCCATGTCGGGGACATTGGACTGATCGAGCAGCACCCGCATGTCCACCAGTCGGTCATACGCCCCGGCGGCTGTGGAGATCGTCGCCTCGGCGATGGAGTTGTCCGGGCCGGAGCTAGACACGCCCGCCGACAGTGTGGTGAACAGGAACGAATCCGCGGTGTCCCGCAACCCATACGCTGCCTCGGAGGTGGCCTGGGCGAGCACCGCACCGCCGTTGACGGCCTGGGCGCGCTCCACGTCGTCGAGTTCAAACGCGAAGTACTTCGCCTGATCGATCAACAGGCTTCGGGTCGCGTCGTCGATGTCCTCGACGGTGATGTCTGAATGCGCGGTGTAGGTGCCGATCGTCGGCCGCGTGATGCTGGTGATTTTCACCGAATCACCGGCCCGGCGAACCTCGCCTTCGTAGTCGCGGTTGAGCAGCGCCGCCGCAACAGTGTTATTACGCAACGCCACCAAAAGTTGCGCCGTCCAGATATCGGGAACGAAATTGGTCACAGCCATGAGCTGAATTTCCTAACGTGATGGTTTGAGTAGGTCATCGAACAGGCCCTTCTTCTGGGCCGACACGATTTCCTCGGGTGACATTCGTTTCATGTCCTCACGCGACAGTTGCTTCGCTTTCGCGCCCGCGTCATCACCGCGTCTGCCGCCACCGAAATCGGGTCCGGGAATGGTTTTCCGCCACGCCAGCGCGGCGTCGGCGGCGGCTTCCATTTCCTCCCGGTTCGCCCCGGTCACCAAAGGGACCGGGACACCTTTCTCGGATGCGACTTCGGCGCGGGTGGCGCGCAACTCGATCTCGGCGGCTTGCTGCTCGGCTTTCGTCGCGCGTTCAAGGGCTTTGTCGAGTTCGGATTTCTGCGCCTCGGTGATCTCGTCGTATTGGCGGGCCTTGTCGGCGTTCGCTTTCGACTGATCCTCGTGTTTACGGGCAAGCGCTTTCCACTTCGCGGCTTCCGACTCCCAGTCTTTCGGTTTCGGTTCGGGTTTCGGTTCCGGCGTGGTAGGCGTCGTTACGGGTGGCTCGGTCACCGTGTCGGTTTCGGCCGGTGTTGCGTTGTCAGACATGAATCTCCCCTGTCGGGTTCATTTCGTCGCCCGTGGCGGGCACCACACCATTTGTTGGTGCGGAAATCTGTGGTGGTGGCGGGGTTTCGGCTTCCCGGTTGACCTCCATACGGTCCACCTGGTCGGCGGAGAACTGCCAAATGTTGGTCATCCGGTCACGCCACGGCAGATCAGTCGCCTTGTTCGCGGCGTCAGCCTTTTCAGCCAGGGTGCGCCGTTCGGGTGGTAGCCACTGCGTCTCCACATCGTCGACCGGTGACGCCGCACCTGTTTCGATGGCCAGCGCGGCGCCCATCACCGCGTCCCACACCGGCCCGGCACGGTTGATACGATCCTGCGCCTTGAAAATCAGGCCCTCACGGGCATAATCGGCACCTTGCGCGGACTGATTGGCTCCCTCGGGCATCAACGCCGCCATCGGCGTGCGCGTGACAGCCGCCAAATGCTCGATGTCGTCCTTGCACGCCGCGAGGATCGGTGTCAGATCCGCGGTCTGCGACTCCCACAGCTCCGCACCCTCGGGTAACTGCCACAACGAACCCGGGCCGGGTTTGAACATCTCGCCGTAGTCGATCTCGTTGCCCTTGTCGTCCTCCAACGGCAGATCACCTTTGATGGCGCGTTGCCGGTATGCCTGCATCGCGGTGATCACCAAACGTTGCAGCACATCGAAGTTGATGCGATCCAGCACGTCGGTGTGCGTCTCGAACTCGCCCTGGCCGTCACGGTTGTGGAACGGGTAGATGCTGACGAAATCCAGGCCGGTGGCCCGTTCGCCGACGGGTTCCCAGCCACCCGACACCGACAGCGGTATCTCGATCATTTCGTCGACCCGCCCGAATTCGCGGCCGAACAGATACACCGCGCCCGGCAGATGCAGGAACGCCCGGTCGAAACCCTCCGCGGTGTCCCGGTACACCTTCAAACCAGCGCGGACAGTGTTCGGGTCCAGCGGGTCAGCGTCGGTGATCGCCTGCTCCGGCCGCTCATAGGTGATTAATGCACCTGATCGGCCCGGCTGAACCATCACATAGCCGGCCGACAAACCGAGCATGTCGCGGTGCACATCCATCGACCCGACAGCACCACGCCACCGCTTCCAAATCGTGCGGGCCAAATCATCATCAGACTCCGAGGAACCCACCCGGAACCCGGCGACAGTCATCCGTTCCGCGGTCGCATCAACGATCAGCTCGCCGAAATTGGTGCGCGCCTTACGCTGAAAGCGCTGGTAGGCGTCGCGGCAACCCGCAGCGCCCTCCGGGAGCGGCGCGTTGCCGTCCATGTAGGCGCGTAGCCGCGACAGCCGGCCCTGCCGCAAATCCATCCGCAGACACAACCGTTCCAGCCATTCCTCGGGTGTCAGAGGCACACGCCGTCCCCTTTCACCTGATCTTGCGCGGCGCGACACGCGCCTTGATTTCGGCCAGCCCGGCCGCCACCGCGTCGACACGGCACTGCCACGCCAAAACGGCGGCCACAGCGGCGTCGATCTTGTTCGGCGATTCCGGGAACTCCTTACCTATCTGCAGATGCCCGTTGCGGACCTTGCGGCGAGCGTTCAACACGTGCCTGGTCAACACGCCGGACCCGTCGTGCGTCATCTCCCGGTCCACCACAGCGGTGTGGAACATCTCCAGTGCTTTCGCTGTGCTCACCGACCGGGCGCCGAGCATCCACCACTCCACCGGATGTTTGGCGCTGGACTTCACTTTCAGCTTCGGCCCGTACTTGGCTTCCCAGTCCGCCACGTAGGATTCCCAGCGCGCGGGATCGGCGTAGAACCCGACCACGTTGAGCCGTTTGAAAGCGTCCCGCACCTCGGCCTCAACCTCGACGACCGGGACTTCCCACTCGTCTGGCCCGTCGGGTTCCTCCCACGCGCGGATCAGGAACACGTGCCCGTCACGCACGGTGCAACCGACCAGCGCAGTCGCATCCGCTTTGCCCTTCGCCCGGGCTTTCGACCCGTCGAAACCCAGCGTCACAGGCTCACCTGGTGTCACCACGCGGGGTTCGTCGCCGCGCTGCGGCCCACATGCCCGCCACTGAAGAGCCGACAGCCACGAATCCGACGCTGACGTGATCTGGTTGAGGAAATACATGCGCCCGTCGGCCGGGTCGGTCGCCGGGTCCCAAAAATCGGCCAAAACCCGGCCAAGGTCCGCCCAGCCCGGTTCGTGCGGACCGTGATCACCCCGCGCGGCCAGCGCGCACGGCCCGTCAGCCGAACAGCCGTACGTCAACGCCAAACCGGCCAGCATCGAGGAACGGTCGGTGATGTCGACATCGGCCGGGGCCTCACGGTGATCGAACAGAAGACCCGACTCGTTACGCAGCCGGCCCTCACGCTGCAGCAGCCACGCCTTATGCGAATCCTCGGCGACCGAATCGAACCCCGGCCGGTAAGAATTCGGTGTCTCAATCGACGCGCCGCCCGTTTTCGTCAAATTGCGGCGCACCGTCGCAGCGACTTTCTTGCCGCCGTTCGACTGCACCCACGCCTCGGTCTGATCGAGCACGGCGAACACCGGCCGGAAACCCTCACGCGACGTCGCACTTGAGGATGCCGCCTCGATCCGGCCCCGAGGAACAGTCACGAACGTTTCCATCGCCTCAACACCAGGCTCATCAGCGAGTGGGCCGTTGCGGATCATGTCCAGCAGCGGATCCCACGTGTTCGCCGTCTGGTCCTCCGAAACGCCGAGGATCTGGACCTTCGCTTTGAACCCCAGCGACACCCACGGCCGCAACACCGGCTCCCCGTCGGCGTCCCAACCGTCGGGCACCACCGGCGCCAACGCCTCGGCGACACACAGCGCCGCCATCAGAGGTGACTTACCCCAACCCTTCGGCCGCGACAGCACCGCGCGGCGCACCGCCCGTAAACCCGTGTGCGGATCAATCGCATAGAAATCGAGAACGAACTGCGCCTGCTCCGGTGTCAAAACAAGCGGTTGACCAGCCAAAACACCGTCAGGGACGATCAGCCACTGAGCCATCCACTGCAGAACGGCCCAGCCGCCTGTCGGGACCTCACGCGGATAATTCGGCCCGCGCCACGGCATTACCACCGCCAGTCGACTTGAGCCCGTCATAACGGGCCGTCTTACCCTGCGGCTTAGGCTTCTCAGCCTCATCAGCCGCGGCGAACACAATCCGCAACCGCGCCCGATCTTCCGGTGTCACACCGAACTTCGCCGCCCGCATCCGCAGCTCCGCAGCACAACCCAACTCCCCCGACCAGAATGCGCCATGAATCGCCGCCGTATCCAGCAGGAAGGACCACTCCGCCACCGTGTACTCATCCGACAGCGGCCAGTTGCGCCACGTCCGCCACCAGGTCCGTGTCACAGTCGGCCAATCCTCACCGTTCGGCATCGCCTTCGGCAACGGCGGTTGCTTAGCCGGCCGCGATGACACCGTTTTCAGACCCAGCGGGTTCGACTTCTTGCCACGGACCCGCTCGGCGTCTGGCTTCGGCAGTGGTCCAGGCATCCTCCACCCTCCTAGATGTCATCACCGCAGGTCAGCGCGGTAACAGATAACTTCAAGCATCTATAAGCGCAGGTCAGGGCAGTTTTGGCTGGACCTGGGCATTTTAACCATTTCCTGGTCGTGAAATTTTTGCGCTAACTCGGCCAGAATGACAGCGACCTACCGGCCGGCTTTTT